GTTGATGTCCTTAAATTTGTAAGAAATATCATCAAATGTGGATAAGCCATATTCACCAAGCACGAAGAGAGAATTTCCAAAAACCTCAGTTTCAATAGATGGATCATCTACATCTGCTGAGATGTGCGTAATATCCACGACTGTAGGAGTTCCATAGTTAGCAGCATCGCTACTTTGTTCTGACCAAGTGCATATAGCTCGTGCATTCTCACACGAACCTACTTCTCCCAAATCTCCAGTACCACGGTCTTGAGCGACCAATTGGTTCTTTATCTCATCGCTTATCATTATCATATTTATATGATTTTGGCATGTACATCCATAAGCCGTTTTGGTATAATAATATATGAAATCACTTATCTCTCATGTCCCAAATTAACAACCATATCATACATTTTGTGATTTTTAAAGAGAAGTTTTGAAAAAATTCATAAGCCGTTGGCAGTCAACAGTATAATGCCTATGTACAAATGGTGAAAATATGGTATAATTAATACTGTAACCAACTACTAAAGCTTATGAATAATAAAATCAAATACATCATCGACTATAAGGGCTACGGTCCTTATTACACTCTCACTACTACTCACAACGGTGAGTGTATCGACCTTAATAAGGAGCAAGCTAAGGAGTACCTTGATTGTTCGAATGTATTCATCTCTGGAAAAGCAGAGGTTTGCTTAAAGTCGGTGCCTCAAGAAGAGGTAAAAGACTCTTTCACTCGTCGCTTAGAAGGCGCTCTCCTCGCAGGTAACACAATTTCCTAATAACTTTATGATAACAAAACAAATAAAATCTGGCATTGATGCCATTCTCGACCTTTCCACTCATGTCACCGTCATCGATGTTGATGTAACAGGCTTTGTCCTCGTTATGGACGAAGATGGAAAAGAGATTTGGGTCTCTTCGAATCGTCTCGAGATGTAAATAGCGTCATTATATACTTTACAAAGCCACAAATCTGTGGTATAATATCTAAAATAAATAAATACTAATATGAATAAAACAATCATTACACTCATCGGAGCGACATTGATCGCATCCTCAGTTCATGCTAATCACCAACTTGACCAAGGTATTCGTGATGGCATTGTAGGCGGAATTATCGGAGCTATTATTGGTAACAATACTGGCAGTGGAGACAGCGAAACTGGAGCTCTTATTGGAGCTGTCAGCGGCATTAGTTCAGGCGTTTTAAATCGTCGTGGCCAATACGGTCATTCACGCGGTGTACATCATGGTGGAATACATCAAGGTCATCGTATATTGTCACCGATTCCTCATCATCCAGTTTACACAACTGTTTACGAACAAGTGTGGGTACAACCTATCTACAATTACGATGCATACGGAAATCCTTTCGTTGTTCGCGCAGGCTACTACAAAACAATTACACGCAGAGTACGCGTACGCTAATTTTATTGTTTACAAACCATCAACATTGATATATTATTACATTATGACAGAAAAACAAAGGCTCGCGCTCATTAAGAAAACAGTCAAGCGTCTCGACAGGCAACGAAAAGGTCTGCCTGCTCGTGGACGACTCGCTAAGGCAAAACCTACAGTTATAGAAGATTATGTGGACTTCGCACCAAAGGGTGCAAGTGAAGATGACATCAAAGAAGAATTTGATTTCATGACAAAATACACTGCTGACTCACTCGTAGACCTAAGCGAATAAAAATATGGCTAAAGTACTAGATAAATATAATCGCGTTATCGCTTGCGATTCAAAATACACCGGCGAAGAACCTCAATGGGATGGATGTGAAAACTGGGACCCCATTAAGTTTATGACAAATCGAAATCGTATGTTCGGTTTCTATAACTACTACTTAAGTGCCAAAGATCTAAAGGCATTTGCTCTTGAGTGGATGAAGAAAAACAATTACACGAAGGATCAAGTCAAGTATGTAAAAAGCTTGCGAGATACACTTCCTTCAGTAACGACATCCAAACTCTGTAGAGCCATGAATAATGGCATGTTACCTACTTGTGATGGAGCCATGGAATATTATGAAGGAAAATCAGGGTATTCAAACCCTCAGCTTCATAATGACTTTGACTTCGTTAAGAAGGAGATCGATGGATTGTTAACTAGTTTTAAAGTCGTATCTGATGAAGATACTGATGACAAGCCAACTACTAAAGGACCGAACATAAGTCCTATCGAAAGGTTACGTAATAAGGTACAGACAACTGTGAACCGTGATCTTGATTGGATGCTTGATGATTGGATTAATGACGAAGTAAAGGTGACTGGTATTAATCTCCATGCATCTCTTAAGCAAAACTCCATTCCAGCTGCAGGTCTTAAATACGTTGATGAATGGCTTGAGTTCCAAAAATCAGAGCTTTCTGGAGCAGTTGACGGCGATGCTGACTGTGTCGAAGGCTATTCACATCTGACCAAAGCTGGTATTCGTAATCGAATCAAAGAGCTCGATAAGATGATCTCTCAGATGCAGAAGTACAAAGCTACACATACAAATGCTCGTAAGCCACGTAAGAAAAAGGTTCAGACTGCTGATAAGCAAGTTAAATCATTGAATTACCTAAGCGAATCGGACGAGTATGCTGTCACATCGGTATCTCCAGTGCAAATCCCTGGGTCGAAGAAGGTCTATACCTTCAATATCAAATATCGTAAGCTAACGGTGTATGAGTGCGATTCTACAGATGGCATATTCGTGAAAGGTTCTACGTTAAAGAACTTCGATGAATCTCGAAGCTATAGTATGACGCTCAGGAAACCAAACGATATACTCAACGCAATTGTAACACAAACCGAAAAGCGAAGCCATAAGATCATTGATGAACTGAAGACTAAGCGCAAACCTGCTAATGGACGTGTAAACGATCAGACGCTTATTCTCAAAACAATATAATGGCTAAAAAAATACAAATCAAAATATCGATGACACGCGAAGAGCTCACTCTTCAGACAGAGATGCTTGTTCATAAGGATAAGATGTCTTACGCAGAAGCTATATGCCACCTGTGTGAGCAGCGTATGATAGATCCTGCAGACATGGCGAAGCTTGTTAAAGGTCCACTTAAGATAAAGCTTGAGGCTGAGGCCATGAATAGAAATATTATTAAGCGTACCACATCCACATTATTTTGATGAACGGTCATAAAGCATATTGCATCTATAGGTCTGTAGGATTGCATTTTACTCAAGAGAGTTATGATGCATTTAAATACAACTTTAAAACAAATGTCAAAGCTTCTACCTTTGAAAGAAGGAAAGACCGATATTTTTTCGAGAAGATCGCACGCAGATATCCTAACGAAGATGAGTTAAAACTCTTTTTTGTTGACAATATTATGTCAGATAATGTGTGGGTCGGAGACATGGATGATGCGACTCATGAAAAACGAAACGCACATCGCCAAGCATTGAGCTATAATTTTGAAAAAGAAATTAAGATTATACGCGAAGAAGCATATAAATATAACCTCGACTTTGACGGAGTTTGTAAACCAAATTCCAACAAAAACGATAACATCTTACTTGATCTCTATATGAGTCAGAAGATATCAGCTGATACCTTCGTGATTATAGATCATTTAGTAAGTTTTATCAAAAGCCTGAGGAGTGAACTCAAAGATCCATTAGGAATCGTAGAGTCTACTCTTCTTACACTAAGCAAATACCAAAAATTCATTGTTCCACTGATGGTTGCAAACCAAGACAAATATCGCATGAGACTCATTTTGTTGTTTACATCAAGACCTAATCAGTATAATATAGAGTTTGTCGGTATTAATAATAAACCGTAATACAAATAAATAAACCGCAATATAAAAAATAATATGTCGTTCGCGAACCTAAAACAAAACCGTGCATCAGCAATCGATAAGCTCATTAATGCAGCTTCTAAAGACACCGAAAAGAAATCATACGGTGATGATCGATTCTGGGCACCAACCGTAGATAAAGCAGGTAATGGTTATGCCGTTATTCGCTTCTTACCCTCCCCTGAAGGTGAAGACCTCCCGTGGATTAAGTACTGGGATCATGGATTTAAAGGTCCAACTGGTCGATGGTATATCGAAAACTCTCTTACATCGATTGGTCAAACCGATCCTGTAAGTGAAATGAATACACAACTGTGGAACACAGGTCGTGAAGAAGATAAAGAGCTTGCACGTATGCGTAAGCGTCGCCTTCATCACGTATCGAATATCCTCGTTATCTCTGACTCTGCTAACCCTGAAAATGAAGGAAAAGTTTTCCTTTACAAGTATGGTAAGAAGATCATGGATAAGGTAATGGATGTTATGCAACCGCAGTTTCAAGATGAAAAGCCTGTTAACCCATTTGATTTTTGGGGCGGTGCTAACTTCAAGCTGAAAATTCGTAACTTCGAAGGCTATCGTAATTATGATAAGTCTGAATTCGAAGGTTCTTCTGAACTATTCGAAGGAGACGAAGCGAAGCTCGAGTCTGTATATAATACTCTTCATAGCTTGAATGAGTTTGTTAGCCAAGACAACTATAAGTCTTACGCTGACCTAAAGAAGAAATTATATGAGGTCCTCGGTGAAGAAACCGTAGCAGATACATTTTCGACTGATACACAAGTCGAGCTTAACGAGACACTTCCACCACGAGTCGATGCACCTGCTGCTAAAGTAGATGTTCCTCAGGAAGATACTAATGTAAGCCTAGATACAGAAGATGATGGTGACACACTTGACTATTTTGCCAAGTTAGCCCAACAAGGCTAAGCATCTCTGAACTAGAATAAGTAGAGGGAAGTGGCTTATGTCGCTTCCCTCTTTTTTAGTACGCAAGTGTAACCGCACCAAAATTATTTTGTGTTCTGTCTATGTGTGGCGGAGCAGCAATAGTCGTATTTGTTACATTCGAATTCGAGTTAGTTACATTTGTTGGTGCGACAATTGGTTGCTCACCTCCGCTACTGCTATTGCTCTTTAATTGAGAATTTTCTTTTTGTGCCATTGTAAGTTCCGCTCCGGTGCTACTTGGTATAGAAGTCATAGAATCAAGGCTCTTAGTGCTAGCACTTCCTTTCATTAGATGTTTGAGCATGATCTCATCTCGATCAAAGTTTCCTGTCTCGGGAACCAAGTTATTTTCATTTAGAAACATCTGTGTCCACAGGTCCGAGTGTTGAAGTTGATCGGGATCGTAATCTTTTCGCATGCCATAACCCATAGCTTCTAAGTATCTGAATTTCAAATCTTCAGCTTCGGTGCTGAGTCCAGATTGATAATTCTGCTCCATAGTTCCCGAATTGACTATCTTTTGAATTTCTTGTTTATAGTACTCAGCAGATCGTTTATCGACACCTGCATCAGGCTGATAATCTTTACGCCTCGTAAAGCGTTTTTGTCTCATTAATAAATCTTCATACTCTATTTGTTTCTCGGCATCGTTATATTTTCTACGATATCCAATACCATCAACTTCACCGAATTCGTAGTCTGAATCATTATATTTCTCAAAGCGAGCCAAGGCATCATTAGCACCATCTACACGCTTATCATATGCGGTGTAGCGTTTCGCTGAGATCGCCGCTGCCATTCCCGCAGGATCATCGATTGGAACAACGTTATCGTTATTAGAAGTACCAATATTAGGAACTGATATAGACAACTCTTTAGGCACTACTTGTTTCGGTGCAGGTGCCGACTTTAAATTTCTAATTTCTTCTACTGATAATTTTGGACTTGATAACCAATCTGTAGAATCTATTTTTTCTACAAATTTTGTGTATGATTCTTTATCAACCCTATGGTTTTCAGGCTTGTCGTCAAGATTGTTAGCACCCTTTTTAATATAACAAAATGCATCTTCGACAACTTTACCGTTTTGGGTTTTCTTATGAATTTCTTCTCCATATTGGTACGGCATTCCATCTATCACTGCTGTGAATTGGCCATCTATTATACCATAACCAGATTTAACTTCGGTCTTTTGACCAGTTGCAGTTTCTGTTGGAGAACTGTTTGATGCCGACTCTGCCTTTTGACCAGTTGCAGTTTCTGTTGGAGAA